CACCGATCTGGTTCGTTTGGGTCGTGCTTTCAATGGCGCTACAGTTGGTACTGATGACTATGCTACTAGCAACACTACTACCAAAGCCTTTGTTGGCTCTGATGGTACTACTGCTTACAACAGCACTAGCTCTAACGCTGCCGCTTTGACTGATGCCGCTATTCGTCGCACCATTCAGCGTTTGGACGACAACGATGTTCCTATGGATGGTCGTTTCTTCCTGATCCCACCTTCAAGCCGTAACACGCTGATGGGTTTGGCTCGTTACACTGAGCAAGCATTTGTCGGCAATGGCGATGCAATCCGCAATGGTGAAATTGGTCAACTCTACGGCATGGCTGTGTTTGCCTCATCTAACGCTGATACTGCCGCTGGTAACTCTACCACTGATCGTATCTGCTTGATGGGTCACAAAGACTCTATGGTGTTGGTTGAGCAGTTGGGCATCCGTTCACAGACTCAGTACAAACAAGAGTACCTCGGTACATTGTTCACTGCTGATACCATTTATGGTGTGAAGGCTTTGCGTACAAACGCTACAAGCTCTGCCGCTAACGCTTCTGCTGCCTTTGCCTTGGCAGTTCCAGCCTAATTGTTGCCACTTCTCCCCTGCCTTAATCGGTGGGGGAGTTTTTTCTTAATCTAGGAGGAATTTATTATGGCAACCGCATCCGCAGTAACAGCTCGTCGTGGTAACGACCAGTTCCGTGGCCTTTTCAGTGATACATGGGCAGTAACTTGCACTATGAACGCTGGTTCATTGGTTGATGGTGCTGGCGAGACAGACGACATTACAGTACCAGGCGTTGCGCTTGGTGACATGGTCATTGGCGCATCTTTGGGTGTTGACTTGGTTGGTTTGACAGTAACAGGTTATGTTTCTGCCGCTAATACAGTCAAGTTCCGCATTCAGAATGAGTCTGGCTCAAGTGCTGACTTGGCTTCTACGACAATGAAGATTGTTGTTGTTCGCATGGTCTAAAACTAAAGGGGGCTAATAACCCCCTTTTTCAAAGGATTCTTATGGCTACATTTCGTTGTTTAACAAGCGGTCAAACAGTAACTTTTGTTCATCAGCACGATATTGACAGCATGAAAGGTCATGCAGGATATGTCAGAATTGATGGAGAAGAAAAAGAGTCCTTTGAAAAACCAGTAGTTCTATCACCTCCTACTCCTGTCAAGAAGCTAGGTAGACCAAAGAAAGTAGCAAATGTCTGATATTGATCCACGAGAGTTTGGCAAACTAGAAGCCCAAGTTGAGGCTTTACAGGCAGAAGTTCATGCCATGCGTGAAGACATCAAAGCTCTGTTAGAGATGGCTAACAAGTCTAAGGGCGGTATGTTTGTCGGGATGGCTATTGCATCTGTTGTTGGTGGCATTATTTCGTTTATTGCGACTAAGGTAATAAGATGAACTTGCTTACTGGCGTTGTCTGTCCTATAGCGACACAAGATGTATCGGTTAATCTGAAGAACCGAAATAACGCCTTTAAGAAGTTTGGATATGGCCCGCCCAATCCAGATGAACCAAATGATGCGTTTTGGCTAAAGAAGGCCAAGATGTATAACGCACCTACTGAAAGCATTAAATCAATGCTCTGCGGTAATTGTGCGGCTTTTATCCAGACTCCTAAGATGATGGATTGCATCATTGGTGGACTAGAAAAGGATGAGGGAGAGAATGAGTTGTCCTATGACGAGAATTTCGTTAAAGCCGCAGATCTAGGATATTGCGACTTATTTCAGTTCACCTGTGCCGCCGCAAGAACTTGTGATGCGTGGAAATCAGGTGGCCCTATTACCAAGGAGAAACCATGATGTACGGAAAAACCAAGATGACTAGCTCTAAGATGCCCAAGAAGGCTAAGGGTATGCCTGTGGCTATTATGATTGCTGTTGGTAAGCCTAAAGCCATGCCTGTTCGTGGTAGCCGTACTGCTACTAACATGATGAAGAAATCTGGTCGTAGCAAATGAAAAAGGCAGAAGCCAAGATCTCCAAGGTTATTTCCAATTTCTGCCTTTAATAATGGCATGAATTGTTGAAACACTTACATCAAATGCCTTAGCTAAATCTGTTTTGTTGATAGATTTTTGTTGATATAGAAATCTTATTGCATTAACACTTCGCTCTGTTAGTAATGCTCGACCATTATTTTCATGCCAATGTGTTTTGTGTTTTACAGAATCTAAAGCATTTTGTTGAACTGTTCCATAAGCAAGATTATCAACTCTGTTGTTGTATTTATTTCCATCAAGATGCCTGATAACAAAACCATCAGGTCTGTTACCAATAAATACTTGAGCAACAAGTTTGTGAATGTATAAAGATTTTTGAGGGCCGCCATTTAAAGATTTGACAGATACACTAACATATGGAGTGCGTACATTTAGTTTTCTAATTTGCCTACCATCTGATAGAATTTTTGCAAATTGACCAAAATTGCTAACTTCATAAAATTCTTCATAATCAGGTACTTTTGACCATACTTCAGAAAGTTCTAGCATGAAAACAACCTCGCAACAAAAGAAGAAGATAGCTAAAGTATACCACGAGTACAAGTCTGGTACTCTTCACTCTGGGAAGAAAGGCCCTGTGGTTAAGTCTAAAGACCAAGCCATTGCAATAGCCTTATCTGAAGCCAAGAAAGCTAAAAAGAAATGAAAACTCCTGCTTGGCAAAGAAAAGAAGGAAAATCTCCTTCTGGGGGATTGAATGCCAAGGGAAGAGCATCGTATAATAAAGAAACGGGTGGTGATTTAAAGCCACCAGTCAAGTCAGGCGACAACCCGAGAAGGGCCTCCTTTTTAGCACGTATGGGCAATATGCCTGGCGCTGAGATGAAAGATGGAAAGCCTACTCGACTTCTATTATCTCTTAGAGCTTGGGGCGCATCGTCCAAGGAAGACGCTAAAGCAAAGGCTAAAGCGATCTCTAAGAGGAACAAATGAGACCAGTATCCGTTGGAGTTGAACCTGTAGCTAATACGCTAACTACTGTTTATACAGTTCCTACGGGTTACTACGCCAAATTTACAGTCATGTATATCCACAATATTGGTGGATCGACAAAACACATTACTGTGGTGTGGAATGATGCAAGTGCCGCCACTTCCTACGACATCCTGACTGAATACAACTTTACTTCAAAAGCATACCTTCAATTTGATGGCGCTGCGTATATCGTTTTAGAAGAAGGCGATAAGATTCAAATTACGACTGAAGCTGGAAGTGCCTTTAGTTTTATTGCCACATTTGAGGTTTCAGGAGCGCAAAGAACATGACCTACTTAGAACTTGTTAACGATGTGTTGACACGATTGCGTGAGACAAATGTTTCAACTGTTTCAGAAACAACATATTCTGCTTTGATTGGCAAGTTTGTCAATGATGCCAAGCGACAAATTGAAGACTCTTACACTTGGAATTGTCTGTCTCAAACAGTAACTGTCACCACTGCGGGTGGCACTACTTCTTACGCTTTGACTGGTGTTGGTCAGAAGTTCCGTGTAATGGATGCTATCAATGTCACCAACAATGTTGGATTGACTGATGTTCCATTTACTGTGATGAACCGTAAGTTGAACTTCACAACGCCTGTCTCTGGTGTACCAACTGAATACTGTTTCAATGGTGTTGATGGAAATGGAGACACAAAGATTGATGTCTACCCTCCTCCTGATGGCGTTTATACACTTTACTTTGATGTGATTGTTCCACAAGCTGCTTTGGCTTCTGATGGCACATCTGTGAAGATCTTGGACTACTTGGTTGCTCAGAGTGCTTATGCTCGTGCTTTGATTGAGCGTGGCGAGGATGGTGGCACTAACAGTTCAGAGGCTTATGCTTTATTCCGTGGGATGTTATCTGATGCCATTGCAACAGAGAGCACCCGTTATCCTGAAGAAACAAGTTTTGAGGCAGTTTAATGGCTTCACCACTACAAAGTAACAGCGTTAGCGCACCAGGCTTTTATGGCCTGAATACGCAAGACTCTCCTTTGGATTTGTCTTCTGGCTTTGCTTTGGTTGCCTCTAATTGCGTGATTGACCAATATGGACGTATTGGCGCTCGCAAGGGTTATACATTGGTTAATCCTTCATCTGGAAACCTTGGCGCTAACGATGTAACTGTTATCCATGAGTTAGTACAGATTGATGGCACATTGACTGTTTTGTTTGCTGGCAACAATAAGTTGTTCAAACTTGGCACTTCCAACGCTGTAACTGAGTTGACCTATGGGGGGGGTGGTTCTGCTCCTACCATTAGTGCTAGTAATTGGCATTGTGCTTCTTTGAATGGAATCACTTATTTCTTCCAATCTGGACACGATCCATTGATTTATGACCCAGCGGTGAGTACTACCACTTATCGCAGAGTTTCTGAGAAGACTGGTTATGTAGGTACTGTTCCTCAAGCAAACATCTGTATTTCTGCTTTTGGTCGTTTGTGGGTTGCCAATACATCTACTAACAAAGTAACGATTACTTTCTCTGATCTGATTGCAGGTCATGTATGGGGGGGTGGTACTACTGGTACTTTAGATGTGTCTCGTGTATGGCCTAATGGTTCTGATGAGATCATGGGATTGGCGGCTCACAATGATTTCTTGTTTATCTTTGGTAAACGACAGATTCTTGTTTACT